CTTGGATGCGGGAGCGACGTGGGTTCGGGTCACTGTACGGGGCAAACGAAGTCTTTCAATTGCTGACGATGGAAGCGGCTGCCAAAACCTCCATGACATGGTGCAGCTCGGGGCAACCACGCGCCACAAAACGACAAAGCTCGGCCGATACGGCATAGGTCTCAAAGATTTGGCGCTCGTTGCCGGCGGGGCAGATTCGACCTTTCAAGCGAAGACGACTGTTGGTTCACTCTTCAGTCAGCTTGAAATAAAGTGGAGTGAATTCGCAAGCAGAGGGTGGATTTTGCCTCGCATAGATCCAGTTAAGACGGAGTCGGTTATGAGCGGCACAACGGTGACGATCATTCCACTCCTGAGAAAGTTTCCGGAAGGCAAAGACCTCACAGACTTGATGGATCAAATCGGTTATCTTTTCTCGGCGGCGATTAAGGCTGGAAAGCAAATCACAGTACAGATAGACAGGGATCCGCCGATCATCGTGCAGCGATGGAAGATGCCGCCGTTGAAACAGTCAGAGCCGATGGTCGATCAAGAGATAGAGGTGGGTGGGCAAAAAGCGAGGGTCTATTGTGGAATCGTCGAAGACGGCGCTCCCAATCGCCGCTGTGGACTGACTTATCTCTATGGGTTCAGGGTCATAATTCCGGCAGGGTCTAGCGGTTGCGGCAACTATAGTCCGGCGCGTATCTGCGGCTTCGTTGAGCTTGATGATTCATGGCCGCTCACAAAAAATAAGGACTCGATCATCGCGGCGGAGGCACTCTTTGCTGCGGTCGAGCAGGTCTGTCTTCCGGTTTTGAAGCGAGCCGAGGAAATAGGAGAGTTGATCTGTTCGGCGGCGTTCGACCATGATGTTACCTGCTTGCTGCGGGGCAGTATGGACGTTAAGGATAATCAGAAAGCTCATCGGCCCGGCTCGGGCGACATACGTGGGACAGCGGTTCCAACCGGTAAGGGAGAAGAGCACAAGCGAGCGCGTAAAACTCAGCCTGGGGGGAAGCTGCCACGGCATGACGCGAGCAGCTTCAGCGTGACACATGGTCATTTGGGAAACGGAACGATTGGACAAGTTAAGTATCCATACATTATTCTCAATTTAGACAACCCGTTTATTGCTCAGGCTCGCAAGGAAGACAACAAGACGGCAGCGGTACTTGCAGCCGCAACGCTGATCGGTGTCCAATGCTGCCTCGTTCCTAATAGCCAGATGAAGTTGAAATTCTCGGTTGGAGAACAACCAGAAGACATTTCACGCGCTGTAGGGGAAATTCTGAGCGGAACGATTATAGCCGAGACGGAATGAGATGCCGATGAGCCGTCACTACCGTGGCTATGACGCTCGGGATCACGGCAAAAGCCTGGAATCATCCGCAAGGCAGCGGGAAGTAAGGGAGCATCGGGATAGCCGGCAGCGCAACTTTGTGTGTCCCGGATGTTCTCAGGTTTTTAAGAACGATTTGGATTTCAAGGTGCATTGGAAAGAGGCGCATATCCGGAAAAGCCCGGACAGTAGCCAAAACCCCCTATGAATAAACCCATTGAAGGACGATGCGGCGCCCAGCTTCGCAGGAAGCCCGGGATATTCTGCGCCAAGTGGCCGATTCAAGGGCGCACGCGCTGCCGACTTCACGGTGGCATGACGCCACGGGGAATCGCGAGCAGCAGCTTCAAAGAGGGCTACTTCTCGCAGGCTATGCCGGGCGCGTTGCGCGGCAAGTTTTTGAGGGCGCAGGCAGACCCAGACCTGCTCTCGCTGGCGCGGCGCGTGGCGCTATTGGATGCGCGGCTGGCCGAAGTGTTACCGCAGACGGCGGAGCCGGGGGGAGACTGGGTAGCGGCGGTGCAGGCGTTCGACAAGATGGACGCGGCGCAGGCGTCTAAAAACGTGGAAGGCGCACGGCAGGCATGGGGTGAATTGCGGGTGGCGATCAAGGGGGGCGGGGCAGCCGAGGAAGCGGCACGGGAGCGGTGGCGCGAAATTGACCGGCTGGTCGAGGGCGCGCGCCGGCTGATTGACTCGATCCAGAAGCACCAGGTGCAGCAAGCCCAAGTCGTCACATTGATGCAGATGAACACGCTCTTCACGGGACTGGCGAATCTGGTACGCAAGGAATTCGTGCGGCTGACGGCGCAGACGAAAGATGAGCGGGAGAAGAAGGCGATCCAGGAGGCGCTGCGGAACGTGTCGGTGGGATTCCAGAAGCTAGGGAACGTCACGACGCCACTGCTGGCTGAAACTGTCCAATAAGCTGAAGAAGGCAAAACAACCCGCAAGGAAACCGGCGCGCATCAAGCGCCTTGCCGATCCGTCGGCGTCCGACGCGCGGGATGTAGGGCCGCTGGGAGGCAGCCTACATAGGGCGCAACTCATGCGCTCGCCTGTGGCCGAGGTTTGCGAGAACGTCGCCCGCATCCTCCAGCCCGGCAAGCTGGGCGGTGGCATCAACCTGAAGGAGCCGGCGTTCGAAAAGCAGCGGCAGTTCATCGAAGCTACAAACAAGCGTGTCATCGTACGGGCCGGTCGGCGGGGGGGGAAGACGATCGCGGCTTCAATTCGCGCGGTGCGTGCCTTCCTGTCGGGTCATCGCGTGTTGTATGCGGCGCCAGTCATCGAGCAGATCAACCGCTTCTGGACGGAAGTCTGCCGGGCGCTTCAGGAGCCGATTGACGCCGGCATCTACTACAAGAACGAAACCCGGCACATGATTGAGTTGAAGGGCACGGAGCAGGCGATTACCGGCAAGACCGCATGGGATGCTGATTCACTTCGCGGCGACTTCGGGGATCTATTGATCTTGGATGAGTGGCAGTTGATGAACGAAGATGCGTGGGGCCGGGTTGGGGCGCCGATGCTGCTAGACAACAATGGCGACGCGATGTTCATCTACACGCCGCCGTCGATTCATTCGCGATCGGTGACGAAGGCCGAAGACCCGCGCCACGCTTCGAAGATGTTCAAGCGGGCTGAGGAGCAAATGGCGGCCGCCGCAGCCGCGGGGAAGGAGAGCCGCTGGCTGGCCATCAGTTGGCCATCGGATGACAACCCCACGATCTCGGAAACTGCGCTCGCCGAGATCACGCAGGACATGACGGCCCTGTCGTACCGGCAGGAAATCATGGCCGAGGACACCACGGAAGTTCCGGGAGCGCTTTGGAGCCAAGCGTTGATCGACGGCACCCGGGTAGACAAGGCTCCCGCTCTCGTCCGCATCGTCGTGGGGATTGACCCGAGCGGCAGCTCGACGACCGAGGCGGGAATTGTTGCGGCCGGCATCGACGCCCAGGGGCACGGCTATGTGCTGCGTGACGCTTCACTGCTCGCACCTTCTCCCGAGCGGTGGGCGGCGGCCGGCATTGAGGCGTATGCAGCGCTGCGGGCGGACCGGATCGTGGCTGAGCGCAATTATGGCGGCGATATGGTCAAATCGACGATTCACGCCGTCGATGAGAAAGTCTCTTACCATGATGTGGTCTCGACCCGGGGGAAGATGGTGCGTGCGGAGCCGATCTGCGCCTTCTATGAAAAGGGAATGATTCATCACGTCGGCGAATTCCCGGAGCTGGAAGACGAGATGTGTTTGTCTGCGGGGACATTGGTCGCGACACTCCGAGGAGATGTTCCAATAGAACAAATCAAGACTGGAGATTTTGCTCTTACTCGTCGCGGATTTAGGCCGGTTCTTTGGACTGGATGCACTGGAAGCAAAAATACGCTGACGGTTCAGACAGTCATCGGGGATATAAGCTGTACCGGTTCTCATCCTCTTGCTATAATCCAGGAGAATTTGAGCTGGAAAAAAGCTCGAGATGCCCGGCCAGGAGATCGGATCTTATGCCGCGGAAAGCTATCAGGGAGTGCGTCGAGTTTCGGGGAGAGAAATACTATCGGGCAAGCGATGGCTATTTCAAAACGTCCCATTCTCGCGGCTGTCGGCTCCTTCATCGCGATGTCTATGAGGCTCATTACGGAGCGATTCCGGCCGCCCATCACATCCATCATGGCGATTGGGATCGATCAAATAATGATCCCGCAAACCTATTCGCCAAGTCTACAAGGGAGCATAAGCGGATTCACGGACCAAGCGGTGCTTGGGTGGAGCCTCCTGCCGAAAAAAGCCCAAAGAGAAAAGAAGAATGGAGCCGGAGAGCGCCGCATACGGAAGTTTGCCCTGAATGCAGACGACCATTCGAGACGCGGGGCAACAGGACCATCTTTTGTTCCAGAAAATGTCGGGACATCCGTTATCACCGCGATCACCCCGAATGGTATCGCTGAACCTGTGTACAATCTACATGTTGCTGACTCTCCCGAGTTCTTCGCAAACGGACTTCTAGTTCACAATTGCTCCTATGTGCCAGGTGCGAAGAGTCCCAATCGAATGGATGCGCTGGTCTTTGCGATGACGGACTTGATGCTTGAGAGCCAGGCGCTCGGCCTGATAGATTTCCTGAAGGATGGCGGAGCGCAAAAAGTGTTGGACACCATGAACAAGACGGCGCGGGCTACAACGCTTGTGAAGCCGATGATCCCGGAGCAAGCACCGACCTGCCCGGAGTGCGGGGCCGTGACCGTGATTCGGGCGGCGGGCGGGAGTTTACACTGCAATCAATGCGGCATCACATGGGCAGACAAGCAGACGAAGCCCACGGACGGGCACGGCATGACGCGGGGGGAATACCTGATGAAGGCGGATGAGAGGCGCCGATGAGCGAGCCGACGCAATGGGTCTGGGTTGTCAGGTATGAAAACTACGATCCGGCTGAAGTCGATTCGATTTGGACGACTGAAGCTGGCGCGAAGACACGGCAAGCTGAATTGGATGGAGACTGGCGAGTTGAACAATGGGAGCTAAAGGTATGAATCGGCGATCCTTTCTGGAAGCCTTTATGATGGGCGTGGCGGGGCTTCTGCGCAAATCGGGGTATTTCACCGTACGCCGGAGCTCGTTTGCGGTTCTTAGTACTATCCGGGCAAGGAGGAAGCGATGATCTTCTATTGGCTGAAGCAATTACTGCGCGCGTTGGCGCGGCTCATCATACCGCCGACGCCGCTGGCGCTGGCGAGAATTGAAGTGAACGCGCGCTGCCCCGTCTGCGCGTATCGGCGCGGGCGGCTGCGTACGGTCGAGGTTGACGCCTCGAAGACCGACAAGCCGCTGAACGCCACCCTTTGCCAACACACCTGCCTAGTATGCGGCGCCCGGTGGTTCGAGCCGCCCATCGTGAAGGTTGACCCAGGCTTCGTTGCCCCTGCGATTGCCCGGAACGCGTTGGAAGAGAAAGAAGATCTGGCTCGGCGGTTAGCTTCAGTGCCACGGGCGACGTGAGGATTTTGGATCATGCTAAATGCCTGGGCGCACAAGATGCTCGATGAGCTCGGCCCGACCTTCTATGGTGAGATCACCTTCACGGTGCGCGCCGGGGAGGTTCGGAAGGTGGCCAAAGTTGAAACGCATGTTGCGCCTGACATCAAGGGTCAGCGCATGGATAATCTGGTGAACGTGAAACCGAAGGGAGACAAACAGTGAAAGAACAATTGAAGCTGCTCGGTCTTCAGGTACGCGACATGACGACGGGCTTCGTCGGCATCGTGACCTGCGTTGCTTTCGATTTGTATGGCTGCATTCAGGCAGTCGTGCAGCCTGCCGTCAGCAAGGAAGGGAAAATCGAGGCCGGGAGATATTTCGATACCAAGAGGCTCCTGGTTCTCTGCGAAAAGCCCGTGATGCCGGTGCCAAACTTCGACATCGTTCCGGGAGGCGAACAACATCACTTGCCGCCATCACGGCCCGAATTGCGCTGAGTCTCAAATAAACCCTTGACAGTGGGACAGATACAAGCGCATGTTGAAGGCTGACTGATTCCGTTCTCGGCCCTTTCCCAGGGACAGAACGCTGGAGTGCTGAAGCGCAGGACCAATAGGCCCGCTCGGCTGCAAGGCTGGGCGGGCCTTTTGGTTTTGATGGCCAACAGTACCTCGCTCGCAATTCGACCGCTCGGCCAGCTCGTAGCATCACTATCCCGCTACGGCCAACAACTCTATCAACCTCCGAAAGATACGATCCGCGGCGTCGAGCCCGATACGTGGTATTCCCCCCTGCAACCCGTCAAGCCGATTGGGCCGCCTGGTATCGAGCCGCGCGGCTTTCAGTATTATGCAGGGCAAAACCTGTTCTGGACTCCTCGCGCGGACGCGGAGTATTGCCTGTCACCAGAGACGCGTGTATTAAAGGCTGACCTGTCTTGGATCGCCGTTTCCGAGTTACGCGTTGGAGACGCGCTAGTTGGATTTGAAGAAGAGAGTACTGGTGGTCATCCCAGGAGTTATAAAAAATCCATCGTTACATCCATAGGTATCGCTAATCTTCCATGTCACGATTTGATATTCGAGGATGGCTCAAGGGTGCGCGCATCGGATAAGCACTTGTGGCTGGCTAAAAGACAACAGGCTTCCAAGTTGGAGTGGATCGCCACAAAGGATCTTAGTCCGGTCAAGAAAAATGACAGTTTTATACGCGTGCTTAAGCCCTTGGAACCTTGGCGATTTGATGACAGTAGGGATGCCGGATACTTGGCTGCCGCTTTTGACGGAGAAGGGCATCTGCGAAAAAACATTCGCATGGGATTCGCTCAGAAATCGAATGCCATGCTGAACGCCGTGATTGGATTTCTAGGAGATAGGAATTTCAATTCCACTGTCAAGCGGCGATCCCTGTGGGACGTGACCGAACTCGAAATCCTTGGAAGAGAAGAAGTTCTTCGGTTTTTGGGTTCCATTCGGCCCTTGCGCCTTTTGAGCAAATTCGATCCCGACAACCTCGGCGAATTGCGTTCAAGAAACAGCGTAGCGATACGGTTGAAGACTCCTGTTGGCAATCAACGGGTAATTACGATTGGAACAAGCACCAAAACATTAATTGCGGAAGGGTTCGCTTCACACAATTCAGCCGCGGACCTCAAGCAACTGGCGACATATCCCCTCGCCCGCATCGCCATCGAGAACGTCAAGGATTCGATGTGCATGGCGAACTGGAAAATTCAACCCAAGCCGGCGCCCGGAGAGAGCCCTAAGGCGGCGATGAAGCGAGGGATTGGCGACAAGAACCTGGTGAAGCTCAACCGATTGTTCGAGATGCCCGACCGCGAGCATACCTGGCCGGAATGGTTGCGTCCGCTTTTGGAAGATATGCTGGTGATCGACGCCTGGACGATTCTCATCCGCAAGACGTTCTCGGGAGAGGTTGTGGAGTTGCCGGTCCTCCGGGGTGATAGCATCGTCCGTTACATCGACGAGAACGGGTGGACGCCGATGGCGCCCGAGCCGGCCTACGCGCAACTCTGGTGGGGTCTCCCTCTCGTCAACCTTTCCACCGATCAGCTTATTTACAAGCCCCGCAACATCGTCCCGCGCAACACGATCTCCTCCCAACTCTACGGCATGAGCCCGACCGAAGAGCTTGCTCGAGAGATCCAGATTGGCATGAAGCGGCTGGAGTTCACGCTGGCCTATTATACGGAAGGTTCAATCCCCGGCGTCGTGCAAGTCGTGCCGAAAGGCATCCCCGTGGAGAAGATCGCCGAGGCCATGCAGTGGATGAACTCTGAGCTTGCCGGGAATCTGGCGAAGCGGCGCCAGTGGCAACTTATCCAGGGATGGAAGGATGATGGCAAGGATGAGCAGATCATCTTCTCGAAGGAGCAATTACTGGCCGACCCCTTCGATGAACTGCATATCCGCAAGGTCGCCTACGGCTACGGGATCTCTCCGCAGCGCCTGGCTCGCCAGATGAATCGAGCTTCAGCCGAAGCATCCCAGGAAGCCTCTGAGGTTGAGGGGTTGATGCCCTACTTCTCCTCGCTCAAAAGCCTCATCGACTTCATCGTCCAGCGCAAGATGGGCTATGCCGACTACGAGATGATGTTGGAGCCGCTGGTTGAGCCAGATCAAGTTAAGCAATCCCAGGTGCTTACGGCCTACGTCAAGGAGGCCATCATCACCCGGGAAGAGGCGCGCGAGAAGCTTGGTGAGGAGCCATCGGGAGTGCCTGAAGCTGGCCAGCTAATGGTGACAACCGGGCAGGGCGCGGTGCCCCTGGGCGCGACCACGCAGCCGGCCGCCAAGCCGGGAGAGGAAGGAGCAGCCGATGGAATTCCTGATAAAGGAAAGGGTGGAGCGGGAGCATCGGGAAGCGATGAAGAGCTTGACGCCGATGGAAACCTCGTCGTTGCTGACGGTCGCGGCAAGCCCCGCAAGCCTGCCAGCACCAACAAGCCCAACGGGGGCGCGGCGGCGAAAGCGAAAACGCAGAACCGGCCTATTGGGTTCGCGGCTGGAACCGTGATCGTCGAGCTGGAACCTCCGCAGTATGGAGTTCTTGAAATTCACGAGGAGGCCCTGGTTAAGGCAAAGCCACGGGCGAAGGATCCGCCCGTCATCCATCCGGGCCGGATGGCGCCGGCGTCGATCCTTGGAAAACACAAGCTGGAGCGAGACCTCACGAAAATCTTCCGCACCATGCACCGGAAGACGACAAAAGTCATGGCTGCGGCCCTGGGCCTTGCGCACGGGCATTTGGCAAAGGCCGAGCCGGACGCCGATATGACCCTGCGGCAGGCCATGGACAGTCTTGCCGCCGAGTGGGAAACGATTGCCCGGTTGGCAAGGAAGCCCCTCACGGATGCAGCCCTGGCAGGTGCTTCCAAGGGCAGTCTCGAACTGGAGATTTCAGCCGAGGACATGCTGACCGGCATCAATGAGACGGCGCGTGACTGGGCTTCAAACCGGGCGGCCGAGTTGGTGGGGATGCTGCGCACGCCCGAGGGCGAGCTCATCGCGAACCCGAACGCGAAATGGGCCATCAGCGACACGACGCGCGAAAAGCTGCGCTCCGTTATTGCGGACGTGTTCGGGCAAGAGGGCAAGATCACGCTACGCGACGTGGAGAACCGGATCGAGCAATCGGGAGTTTTCTCAGACGTGAGGGCTTCGACGATCGCACGAAACGAGATTGCCCGGGCGCAGACTCAGGGGAACTTGATGTCCTGGCAGGAATCAGGGCTGGTGCAGAAGGTCGCATGGAAAACATCGGACGATCACGACCAAAGCGATATTTGCGATGAGCTGGAGAAAGACGGTCCGTACGACGTCGACGACGTGCCGGACCTGCCGGCCCACCCGAACTGCTTGTGCGCCCTGATTTTAACGGAGGCTGAGGAGCAATAATGCCTTACGGGTCAGTCAAGGAAGTTCCGGATTACGTGCCGAAGGCCAAGCGCAAGCAATGGCTCGAAGTTTTCAACAGCGCCTATGCAGCGGCGCTTAAGGACGGCAAAGGAGCGAAGGAGGCGGAAGGGTCGGCCTTTGCTCAAGCGAATGCCGTCGCGGGCCCGAACGCAAAGACAGACAAGGAGACGACCATGAAATCCTTTTCTAAGTTCATCCCGTTCGCCAAGGTGGACGCGGCGCGCCGCGAGGTATGGGGGATCGTGACGGCCGAAGTGCCGGACAAGGACGATGAGGTCTGTGATTATCTCCTCTCGAAACCCTACTACCAGGCCGTCATCGATGAGATGGGCAAGGCGACGGCCGGGGAGAACTATTTTCCCCTGCGCTACATGCACCAGCTTGAGGCGGTGGGGAAGTGCATCGGCTTCGAGTTCCGCGATGCCGACAAGGAAATCTTCATGGGTTTCAAGGTCGTGGACGACCAGGCATGGCAGAAGGTCGAGGAGCGGGTGCTCACGGGATTCTCGCACGGCGGCAAGATCGTTGGGATGCACCCCGACCCGAAGTTCGAAGGCTGCAAGCGGTACATTGCAGATCCGTCGGAAATCTCTCTGGTCGACAACCCCTGTTTGGCGAATGCCCACTTCACGCACATCAAGGCGGACGGCACGGTCGAGCTGTGCAAGTTCCTGCGCGTCGAGTCCCCTGTGCCAGAAATCACCTTCGCGGCCCTGAGCGAGCAAGTGGAATTGCTGAAGACCCAGATCATCAGCTTGACATCCACCGCGTCGACGGCGTTGGCCAAGGCCAGGACGAAGCGTGTGGCGGGGGAAGACCTGCCAGCCTCGGCCTTTCTCATCGTGCTCGATCCAGATAAGACCGAGACCTGGAACCTGCCGGTGAAATTCTCGACCGAGGCCAAATCCAAGAGCCACATCCGAAATGCGCTGGCCCGACTCAATCAGCTTAAGGGCGTGCCCCAGGCGGCGAAGGATGCGGCCTGGAAAAAGCTGGTGGCCCTGGCCGGCAAGTACGGCATCGACGTGGCCGCGGAGAAGACGAAGCTCGCGGCGATCCAGGCATGGATGCGCAAAGCCGTTCGGATCCACGTCAACCGGATCGAGCGCACCGTCAAAGGCGGCAACGTCGGTTATGCGCTCGCAACGCTCGACAACGATCTTGGGCGGCTCGCGAAGGGCTTCATGCAAGTTTCGCAACTATCACAGATCGTTGAGGAGCTCGCCTATCTGGTTTACAGCACGGCGGGAGAATCCGAGATGGAGGGCGACGACTCGCCGCTGCCCGGCCTGCTCGCCGACAATGTGGACGCGATCCTCGACACGCTCTTGAGGATGGTCGAGGAAGAGTCCGAAGAGGTGCGGGCCGATCTCAGTGCTCGCGTGTCCTAACCAAGAGCTTTCCCGGTCGCTCATTTCACTGGCCGCCGAACGCGGCAGGAGGCATAGCACAATGTTTAAAACGATCGATGAACTGGCGAAGGCGTTCAGTGGCCTCGCCTCTCACTTCAAGAAGGCAGCCGCGCACCACAGAGGACTCTCGGTGGCGCACAGTAGTCTGGCGGAGCTTCACAAGGCACACCATGAGTTCGCGAAAGCGAAGCATGAGGCCATGGATGACGGCGACGTCAACAAAGCCTACTTCGGCAAGGTCGCAGAGCTTCACAAGGGCAAAGCGGCTCATCATGCCGGAGTGGCGGACATGCACAAGGCGCACGCGGAGCATCTCGACACGCTCGGAGACAGCGTGGGCGAGGAGAAGGTCGCGGCCGCGAAGGCGGCGGCAACTGATCCGGTTGTGAAGGCGGCGGACCCCGTTGCTGGCGCTCCCGGCAGCGTCGAGGACATGGTGAAATCGACGACCACGGGGCTCGTTCACTCGGCGCTCGAAATGCTCAAGACCGACCCGGCCGTTCAGGACGAGATTCGCAAGATGGTCCTGTCTGGCGTGCGCTCGGCGCTGGGCGACAAGATCGTGCCCGACGCGGTGCGCGGCATCCTGCCGACGCCGCCCGGCTTGCAACTTATTCCGCGCCCGGGCGGGGCTGAGATCCCTACCACGGGAGTCGACCCCAAGCTGCAGAAGTTCGTCCAGGTGTAGCAGCCCTGGAATCGAGATTGCGCGAGTCGTCTCCGGTCAGCGGCTCGGAACATAAACACCCGGTTGCTCGTCAAATTCAGATCGGAGAGAGGCGCACATGAAACTGCAACAAGAGCTATACGCTGCCGCGGCTTATGCGAGCCGCGAGCGGATGGCGAAAGCGCTCGGTACGGACGCGACGCTCGCCAAGTTGTGCCTTGAAGCCCAAGCCCTGCCGCCCAGAGAGTGGTCGCTCGAAAACGACCTGGTGAAGCGCGCAGGACGCGAGTACATCAAGGCCCTCATGAAGGCTGGCGTGACCACCAGCCTGGGATTCAATTTCTATGACCTGCGGGGCCCGGCCTACCTCATCTTCCCCTTGAACACCCCGTTCATCCAGATGATCCCGAAGACCGGGAAGGTCAACGCCGGAGTCGGCACGGTCGCCCACTGGAAGGCAACACTCAACCCCAACTCGACGTTCGTCTATGCGGGCGTCAAGGAAGGGCAGCGCAACGCCACGGCGACTCCCGATGAAGCCGACTACTTCGCCACCTACAAAGAGCTTGGCGAAGAAGGCGGGGAAACCTTCACGGCGCAATGGGCCGGCGAGGGTTACACCGACAACCTAGCGGATGAGCATTTCCGCAACCTGGCTCGCCTGCGCTTACAGGAAGAGATGATCACGCTGTGGGGCAACGCCGGACCGTCCACTATCCTCGGACAAACCACCGGCAACCTGGGCTTCGCGCTCGGGCAGCCCACCACTCCGACCGTGGACACGGGCTCAGCCGCTGGTGGCCTCGCGACGGGGAGCAACGTCTCCGTGGCCGTGGTCGCTTTGACTGCCATGGGCGTCAACCCGGGCGGGCAGGCTGGCTACAACATCCCGCCGACCGTGGCGCGCGGCCTTACCGCCTACACCGAGCGGACCAACGCTGACGGAACGAAGATCAACGTTGCCGGCGGAATCTCGGCGATTTCGAACGTCGCCATGGGCACCACGAACAGCAGTGGCAGCGTCCTTGCTTCCTTGCCCGCGCAGAAAGGCGCCGTCGCCTATGCGTGGTATTGGGGCGTCAACGCGAACACCACGGTGGACGTCCTGACGCTGGGCGCCATCACCGCGTGGCCGAACTACACGATCACCGCCAAGGCCACGGGCATTCAGACCGGCAACGCGACCGGCTTCACGGTTGACAACAGCTACCAGGCGACCGACCTGGACGGCCTGGGTACCTACACGTTCAACAACGGGCTCTGCACCGACATGGGCGGTGGGACGTTCACTCCGGCCGGAAACGGCCAGGTGCAAGAGGTGGAAGACGATCTGCGCACTCTCTGGGAACTCTACCAGGCGCAACCCGACGCCATCTGGTGCTCGGCTGACGTGCGCGCCGCGCTGGAATCGGCTGTCATCTACAGCTCGACTGGGACGAACAGCTATATCTTCCAGTACACCAAGGACGCCCAGGGCTCCTTGATGGGCGGCTTCCTCGTGACCAGCTACAAGTCGAAGTACTCCATCAATCCCGAGGGCGGGGCAGCCATCCCGATCAGGATTCACCCGATGTTTCCTCCGGGAACGATGCTGTACGACATCAACACGAACCCGTATCCGCATTCGCGGGTTCCGTCCGTTCGTCAATTCCTGCTGCAGCGCGACTACTACGCCATCGAATGGCCGATCGTCACGCGGCAATGGACCTTCGGCACCTACATCCATGAGGTGCTGGCGCATTACATGCCGTGGATCTCGGCTCTGCGCACCGGCATCGGCCCGTTTGTGAAGCCCTAATTGACCGGGCTTCGAAGCGGCGTTTGGTTTGACGGAGGGGCGCTCACGGAGAGCGCCCTTCCAAGTCCTTGATATCCTGGCAGGAGGAGTAAGATGGAATCACTGCTCAATCTCAAAGCAACCCGCTCTGGAGAACCCGTCAGGATTCCCAACCTGGTGTTTGGGTCAACTTCGCTGGAGATCACCTACACGATCCACGGCAAGCCGACCACGATGGATTTGGCGCTGACCGCAGGTGAGGCAGGCGGCGGCGTGATTTTGGATGATTACAGCGGGGTCACGGACACAACCCGCACGGTCGCGCTGGGCGCCCTTTACGACACCTTCATCCTGCTGCCGCAATGGACTGGCGGCTACAACGTGAGCGTGGATCTTCGAGTGTGGATCGTTGGCCCGGGCGCGACGTACGTTGATGAGAGCTATCCCACCACTGGCCCCACGGGGCCCACGGGGCCTACTGGCCCCACGGGCTCATCCGGGGGGCCGGTCGGAGACACGGGAGCGACGGGCGCCACCGGGCATACCGGCGCAACCGGAGGCACGGGTGCAACCGGCAGCACGGGGGGCCTTGGCCCCACCGGGCCATCCGGCCCCACCGGCCCCAGCGGAGCCACGGGAGATCTCGGGCCACAAGGACAGACGGGCGACACGGGCGCAACGGGACCATCCGGCGGCCCTCCGGGACCGACAGGCGACACGGGGGCGCAAGGATTGACCGGGGACACGGGAGCAACCGGACCTTCGGGTGGCCCGCAGGGAGACACGGGCGCAACGGGTGCCACAGGCGATTCAGGCCCGACAGGCGATCCGGGGCCACAGGGCGACACGGGCGCCACAGGCCCATCAGGCGGATCGGGAGCAACCGGTGACGCAGGCCCAACTGGTGACACGGGCGCCACAGGCGGAAGCATCATTCTTGAGCCGCTGAATCGCGCCACATGGCTGGTAAGCGCTTCGGATTCTGCGGCCAATCACGGGCCTGAACTGGCGATTGATTCCGACGACAGTACGTTCTGGGATTCGGCCAACACTTCTTTCCCCCACTGGTGGGCCGTGGACATGGGCAGCATTCAAAACTTCGCTGCCATCACCATGCTACCGCGCCAAGACCTGACGGGAGGACAGAATCCGGGATACGTTGAGCTCTTTCTCAGCGCGGACGGGAATGACTGGGGTTCGGCTGTTGAGTCAACAACCTTCCTTTCAACCAGCGCCGCCTTGATCACTTGGGTTCTCTCCACGACCTACGCGAGCCGATACGTGATGGTCAAGGTATACAACAATGCGGAGGGCTCGGGCAATCAGGTTGCCAGCGCCGAAATAAACCTCATGCTGGTGGGCATCGCGGAATCAGCTTTCGTCGAGTACGGAGTTCCGGGGCCGACCGGCCCGACCGGTCCGACCGGTCCGAGCGGGCCAAGCGGAGACCTCGGGCCAAGCGGGCCTCTCGGTGATACTGGCCCTCAAGGCGATACCGGAGGCCAGGGCGACCCCGGCCCGGATGGCCCCACGGGCGCAACCGGAGCAACCGGAGCGACCGGGGACACGGGCGGCAGCATCATTCTGGAACCGCTCAGCCGTGCGGGATGGACAGCCACGGCGTCGGATGAATTCTCTTCCACTTATGCCGCAGCGAAGGCCATCGACGGCAATCCGGCCACGTTCTGGAATTCCAGCATCGCAGCCTTTCCTCACTGGTGGTCTGTCGATATGGGCAGCGTGCAGGATTTCGCGGCGATCACCCTGCTTCCTCGCCAAGACGGAATGGGCCAGAACGCCGGCACGGTCGAGCTTTACGTCAGCGACGATGGGAGCGATTGGGGATCGGCCGTCGAGACGACCACTTTCCATTCGACCAACACGGCGCTCATCACCTGGATCTTGTCGCAGCCCTACACGCACCGTTACGCGATGCTGCGCTTCCTGAATAACGCGGAGGCTTTGGGCAACTACATCGCCGTGGCTGAGATCAACTTGATGGTCGTCTCCATCGCGGAGAGCGCCTTCGTGGATTATGCCTCTCCCGGCGCTACCGGACCGACCGGCGCAACCGGCCCAACGGGACCAACGGGGGGAACCGGCGCAACCGGCCCTTCAGGTGGACCTCAAGGGGATACCGGCCCTACCGGAGCGACTGGGGCAACAGGAGCGGGTGCGACGGGGGCAACGGGCGCGACGGGGGCCACCGGCGCCACCGGGGCGACTGGCGGGGCTGTGCTGGTGGTGGGCGGAATCATGGGCGGGTACAGCGGCCATCATCAGACGGGTTTAGCATTAGTTCCCTGGGCCACTGGCTGGAATGGTGGTAGTTTCAATTATCCTACCAACCTGGCCATCATGCCGTTCTCTGCGGCTTTCAGGAATCTGTCAATCGAGATGATAACTGCCCAGGTGGTGGGGACCGCATATTTTGGTTCCTTTGCGCTTTCTGATGGCAGCAGCCTTCCTTATCCTACCAGCCCGGTGTTCACGGTCATTCCAACTGGCGCGGCCGCGGGGGCGTTCGGGTCAATTCCAGACGTGGAGCCCTTTGATGTCCCTGCGCTGTTTTCGGCAGGCGGGCAGGTCACCAGCATCAGCTCTGCGTGGCCGGGGGACATCGGCGGCTATAGCTGGGACATTGTCGGGTCCGCCTCCCAGCCCCTTGTGCATTTGTTTGCCACGGACACCATCGACGCCGGGCCCAGAACGCGGTGGATGGGGCCCGGGGGTCTTAACACTTATGTCGGAGATGAGCCCACCGAGGGAGTGGTCATCCCGTATGACTCGACTCTGCGGAACATGTATCTCTTGACACAGAGTGCTCAGCCGGGCGACGGCACCTTGATCGTGACGGTCCGCAAGACCAGCGGCGGGGTTACAAACAGCACGGCGCTCACGTTCACGCTTCCCGCGAGTGCTCCGCAGGGCATATACGGCAATAGCGTGGACACGGTTGCGCTCACGGCAGGGGATTGGATCAACTGGCAGTTCGAGAATGGCTCTTCTTCTGTCTCGGCAAAACTACTCTCCGTCGCCATGGAGCTGGTACCTTCCGGCAGCGCGACGGGGATGATCATCTTCCCGTTGTATGACGGCGTGAGTCTCAGCAATGGATATCAGTATGCCACGCCTTTCTGCTCAACCGTGGATGCCACGGAAGCGAACGTCCGCACGCCTATGCCCCGTGCCTGCACGATGAAGAACATGTATTGTCTCTTCACCAACGACCCCAGAACAGACCCCATGATATTGACCATCATGAAGAACGGCGTGGCCACGGGGTTGTCCATAACCATCCCGGCTGGTACCACAGCCGCAACGCAGATTGCGAGCAACCTGATCGACTCCGTGAGCTTCAACGCGCTGGACACGTTCGACTTGCAGATTTATCAAGTCAGCGGGTCGGTGGCGGTGCTGAGCAGCATCAGCGTGGAGATAGACTAGACGCAAGGAGAAAGGGCAAGCCGGTCATTGCACATGAAACTCGCTATCTTCTTTCCTCGCAACACCTTTGCAGGCTGGGCCTCACTCGGAGGCTACACCCAAACACTTCGCCGCATGGGGCATGACGTCACCGAATGTGTCCTGTCCGGCAACCAACCCCACGACATCGTTCCGATGCGCGCCAAGCTGCCCACCATCGCGCAGCTAGCCGCCTGCGATGCCGTGATTAGCTTTTATCACGAATATACCCAGCCCTGGCTCGCGGCACTTTACGGGTTGGAAGCCTGGGCGCCGCTGGTCGAGAAGACGATAGCCCGATTTGATGAGTCGATGGACCGAGCCGATCTGAATCTTCCCGGCCGACTCCCGGAGCTACTTGCCTGGGTGAAGCACTGGTCATTCCCCGCCGCGCAGGACGCCAAGAAGTATGGCGGGCAATGGCAGCCCTTCGGGGCCGACACGACGATGTTTAAACCGCTGGGCTCTGTCGGGCTAACTGAACAGAAGAAGTACGGCGCCGCCTTCGTCGGGCAGCTTTATGGCCCACGTCTCGAGTACGCGCAGCGGATGGCACAACAGCCGGACCAAATCACACTCCAATGTGGGCAGGTCGGCGTGCAGGAGCTGGACGGGATGCGCGAGCCGCAATCGACGCATCTGCTCGCCAAGACCTACCGGCAGATCAAGGTGTTCTTCTGCCTGCCGCCGCTCTCTCGGCTGGTCGTCGGCAAGGTCTGCGAGGTGATGGCCTGCGGAACGTTCGTCATGTATCCGCGCCTGCCGGGCGAGGCTGCGGAGAACCTTTCAGTGTTCGAAGATGGCACGCACATCATCTATTACGAGCATGGGTACATCCGGGAGAACGTCAAGCAGATCAAGCGCTGGCTCGAACATGATGAAGAGCGCGAGTCCATCGCGCAGGCCGGGTGCCGAAAGGTGCGCGAAGAGTTGAGCCTGGAACGCATGCTCGACCAGCTCCTAACGCCGGTGGCGCGGCAGATGGTGACGGTATGATCGTCGAGACCAAATACGGGTTCAGCCTGCGCGTGGGTGACGGAAGTTACATCGGCGCGCAGATCAAGCAGTATGGCGTTTGGGAGCAAGCGGAGACTGAGCGCGTGCGCCAGCTCATCCGCCCAGGAGATCTCACCGTCGATGCCGGGGCGCACGTCGGTTATTACTCCTGTCTCATGGCGAAGTGCGGCGCGCGCGTGCTGGCGTTCGAGCCCAACCCGAAACTGCATACCCTGCTGGTCCAGAACTGTCAGGAGTGGCACTGGCCAAGCGTGGCCGCTCACCAACTTGCGCTTTCAGACGTTGACGGGGAAGCTGATTTCTATTTGCCATCTGGCTACGATGACGGCTTTGGTAGTCTGGGAGCGGCCGACCGAGACGACCGCAGTCATTCCATCCGGGTGCAGACGCGGCGCTTGGACGGCTTTCTTCCGCTCGGGCGCATCCGCCTGGTCAAGATCGACGTGGAAGGCGCGGAGGCTTTGGTGATCCGCGGCCTGGGCGCCAGCTTCACCGATGTGGACTATTTCCTCATCGAATGCATCGACCGCGCCCGGCGTCTCGAGCTGTTGGGCAGTTCGGTGGCGGTCATCAACGCCCTGCTCGCAGGGTTTCGCATTTACGAGTTCGCCGCAAGCGGAGGTTGGAAGCAGGTTTCGGAAGCGCACAGCTCAGCCGGCCCGAGCGTACTGTTCGAGAATCCTGTCGTGAAGTGATGAAGGGAGCATAGTTCGTGATCTCGATTTTGGCACCAAGCCGCGACCGCCCCTTGGGACTCTTTCGGATGATCGAGTCTTCCCGCGCCACCGCGCGCAGTCCGATTGAGATTGTTTGCCGCATTGATGATGATGATCCGCAGGCCGGAGCCTATCACGCCATGCACGTTTCAGGGACGATCGACAAGCTCTTGGTGGGACCGCGCATCGTGATGTCCGATATGTGGAACGTCTGCATGCGGGCGGCTTCCGGAGACATCCTCATGCTGGCGAGCGACGACGTGGTCATGCGCACGCCCGGCTGGACTCAAGCTGTTGAGGATGCCTTCGCGGCGTCTGCCGACAAGCTCCTGCTCGTTCACGGAGATGATCTGGCGAAAGACGGCAAATGGTTCCCGACCTTCCCGATCATTCATCGCCGCTGGGTTGAAGCTGTTGGACGCTTCACGGCGCCCTACTTCTCCTCGGATTATGCGGACACCTGGCTGTATGAGGTCGCAAAGAGCATCGGCCGGCTTCGCTTCCTGCCCTACGTGACCGAACACATGCATTGGGCATTTCAGAAGGCGGCCGTGGACCGGACCATGAGCGAGAACATCGCGCGCCGCAGTCGCGACAATCCCGGCCAGACGTTCAAGAAACTGGCGGCCGAACGAGACCGGGAAGCCGCAGTCCTGCGCGCCTTGATGGTCCAGCCGCGATGGTCGATCCTCGTGTTGACGCAACCGTCCCGGGCGGAGTTCTTGCAGCGGCTCATGGCCTGTCTGAAGCCACAGATCGAGGCGCATCCAGAGGTCGAGCTTTTCATCCGGTACTTCGATAACGCTCTGTCTCTTGGCGACAACCGGCAACGGATGGCGGAAGCGGTCGAGGGGGAATATCAATGTATCGTCGATGATGATGACCTGGTTGCGCCCGATTATGTTGCGCGCATCCTTCCGCTCCTGGATGGCGTCGATCAAATCAGCTTCCGCCTGCAGCAGTTCACGAACGGGGCGCGGCACATCCCGACGTACATTTCGCTGTGCCACGGAAGATGGTATAACACGGACACCGCGGAGTTCCGCGACATCATGCAGGTCTGCCCTCTGCGCCGGGAACTCTCGCTTGCGGTGCCGCGTGAGGGTGGGCCTGGCGAAGATGCTCGCTGGGCGGCTCACCTCAGAGATATGGGGATCGTCAAGACCGAGCACGTCATCGACGAGGTGATGTACTTCTACTATCTGCGCACGGGCAAAACAGATTCTCCGGGGACCATCGGGGCTCCCCCCTGGGTTCCCTACAAGCAACGCCGGCCTGAGCCAGCGATGCGGCAGCCGGGGGTACCTATCAGAGCATCCCACTGCTGCCCGCGCTGCGGCAGCTCATGCGTGGTGCCTTCCAACGCGCAGTTGATTTGCAACC